AGAATCCTCTACAAATGGATTATCTAAATAGGTAGTTTTAAAAAAAGCACAGTCAGGCCTTGTAATGACTTTATCATATATCCAATGATACTCGTCAGATGGATTAAAGTCTAGTATTATCTTATCCTGTGTTCTAAATAATAGCTGCTGCCAGTCCTCGAAATACAGCTCATTCGCTTCATTGATAAATAGTAAATCTCTTTTACGACCTCTAATCTTTTGTGGCTGGTCTAATGATATAAACTCTACTAGGTTTCCAAATAAGCTATATTCAGAGTTTGACCTATTATGGAAATTCTCACTATAGATACCATGCTCTTTTAAAATAGTCATGAAATCTCTAAGTACTGTAGCACGTAAACTAGGGAATGTCTTACGACAAATGGTTACTATCTTGTTATTGTTTTTAGTACAATACTCAAAAATAATCCACAGTATTATATTATAGGTTTTACCGGACCTCGTTCCGCCCTGTTCTACTACAATCTTTTTATCGTTCTTTACTAGATGCTTATAGACTATATTAGTCTTTATCTTTAGTTGAGTCAATTATCTCTATTTGAAAGTTAGTAGGCATTCCCTCTGCTCCTGTTATTTCCTGTCTTTCTATATAACCTCTTCCTTTGCCTTTTGTCTTTAAATAAAAGATAGTAGCAGCTGTAGAGTTTTCTGATATTTGATGGTGCAGCTGGGACTCTGCAAAATCCAATGCTACGTTTTCTATTTCCTTTACATTCTTAGCAAATTCGGCATCTTCTTTAAGCCACTTGTAGTAAGTGCTTCTAGGTGTTTCAGAGCTCTTACATGCAGCTGTAACAACTCCTAGGCTTTGTTCTAATGCTTTTAAGAGTGCCTCCTTTTTTATGTGTCTACTTTTGTTCATATTGATAGTATTATTACAATTAAAAGGCCACCAAAAGCTATAGCTGAAACTTGCATGCTGGATGTGTACTGCTCATCGCTACGCCCTTGCCTAGACCTGTACTGTCGGATTTTTTTTAACTTATTGTTTTTCATATACTTATATAACGTATTAATTCGATTTATTTTGCCAGCTAAGTGCATTAATAATTAATTTTAGTTTATCCTTGAACTCATAGAATTTCTCATCCGGTACTGTCAGGACCATTTTAACTAAAGGATTTTTCTGTGTTTTCTCGAGGTCTAAGTATTTACTTTCTAAAGCGTTGTATTTATTTTCTAGGTAGTTTACTTTATCTATCTCATCGTAAGGAATACGAGACTTAAATACAAATGTATTTTCGAACTCTGTAAGGTCTTTATTATCTCGTTTGTATATAGGAAACATCTTGACTAAATGCATAGCTGAGGCGTGGTCCATATTCTTACCCTGTGAGTTAAAAAAGGCTGCTATATCTTTCCAGCGCATGTTAAGTTTCTCTCGAAGTAAATAACAAACTAAGGCCCTGTTTTCTACATAGGGCCTCTTTCGTGTGTTTTCGTATATGTCTAGCTTAGATAATTTTTTTATTTTGTTTCCTATATCTAAGGGTGTTAACTCTTGGTTTTTCTCTTCCATTATTCGGTTCTTAATTTAAGAAGGTTATAGCATTCTATATATTTTAGCTTGGCCTTTCCTTTATATTGTTGTTTAAAAAGTTCGTATAGTTTTTTGGTGTATTGGTATTTAGTTTGGCAGTTATCAAAATATCTTTCTGCAAATCGTTTGCCTTTGCCTTTAAAGAAATTGACATTGTCTGCTGTGTCTCCGACTATCATTTGCTCATAGAAATTATACAAGGCCTCATCCTCTGTTATATCTAGGACTTCTTTATGTTTATAGTGATAGTTATACATTAAGCAGGGAAACTGTTTGTAGTCTTTATCTATTGAGACTATCATTACCTCATTTCTACCTAGGTCTTTTGTAAGCTCACTCCAGTATCTAGCTACTAAGTCATCGGTTTCAATACCAAATCCATATATGCTATCGTATTGGGTTTTAACATAGGCGTGCATTTCGTGTAGTAATGGAGGAAGCTCTTGCTTTTTTCTATTTGCTTTATATTCTGTATTGAGTATTTTTCTGAAATTACCTTTAGAGCCATTAAATGTTATGACTTTATCTACGCTATACATATCCTCTAAGTGATTTATTATTGACATGTACTGCTCATCGAATTTATTACGAGCATCAGCTATATCGGTAAAGTACTTTTCAGCATCCGGGGTTTCTCTTTTCTTATAACAGCTGGCAAATATTAAGCTATCTGCATCTACTAGTAATATCATTCTGTTGTTTCTTTACGAATTATTTGCCCTTCTAAATCAACGATTACATAATTATGTGCTCGTAAAAGTTCAATCGCTTTATTTATTTCTTTTGCTTTTTGACGATAATGGTCGAATATTTCGCTTTCAAATGCGTTAGGTTTTTTGTTCATATTTTTTTTAATGAAGTTTTAAGACATTCTAAGTGCATCTGCTGCATCTTATTATTTTCTTTGACAACTTGGTTAACTATAAACGGTAGGTCTTTAAATAGGCTCTCTACGTTAATTATGAGCGATTTTTGCTCTTCATAATCTCCATATCCTATATGCAGCTCTCCATCTGAGCAATGTATTGTATGCGTTTCATCTACGTAAGTATGCTGTTGAGCTTCTTTTAGCTGCTCTTCAAGGTCTTTTATTCTATTTTTTAAAGTCATAATTTTATTTTTAATGTTGGGGGTCTGTTTTGGCTCTCTTGCCCCGTTGTAGTGGTTAAAAGTTGTACACCTTATAGCTATCCACCTTGATTGTTTTGTCGACCCCCTTGTTACGTTAATTTTCTTTTTAAATATTTTAAAATTGTTACTTCTTTTACAGTTACTTCATCTCCTTTTTTTTCTATTTTATTAATTTTTTCTTTTATCATTTCTATTGTAAGTGGGCCTAACATTCTGTCCCAATAAGCATCCGGGTTTAAAGTTTCGTAATGGTGTCTGTTAAAATACATTTTCTAGTTTTTTATGTTAAATTTTAAATAGTTCTTATTTGTTTTTTCTTTTAGCTGCACATTAATAATAACATCTGTTATGTTTGGGTCTTGCTGGCTATATTTTTCTATAGCTTTTTTTATTTGCAATAAGGTTGCTGTAGTTATTTTCATTTATATTGATTCTACTACACACTCTTCTAGCTCTAGTATTCCGTTATCTCCTTTAAAGGTTATTACTGAGTCCTCTATAGTTATTTTACCTCCCTCATGCATCTCTAAGTCCCAAAATAATGCGTTATGTCTTTCCATTAACCACACCCATAACTTATCCTCTAAGTTCTTTTGAGTTGTGTCTACCATTACTAGCTGGCCCTGTCTGCTATTTGCCTGAAATAATTTAGTCATTATAATACATTTACGATTAAAGCTCGGTCATCTACAACTAACTTAACTCGGTTATCTGAAAATAATGAGTAACACTTTTCATCTAGCCAAGGCATAGATAAAAACATTTTGTAAGCATCTTTAAACTCTTTTTGGTCATCATTAAGCCAAGAAGCATATACACCATATTCTACCTTTTCAAAATTGTTTTCTAATAATTCTAATAAATTTTCCATTGTTTTGTTCTGTTTTATATAAATGCTTCATTGCAATTATACTGCAATATAATACTTATTTATTTATTAACAAAATATTTAATAAGTTATTTTTAGTTGCGGCAGAAGGATTCGAACCTCCGACCTTTGGGTTATGAGCCCAACGAGCTGGCCGCTGCTCTATGCCGCATTAATCTTTTACTCCTCCCAAGATTTTAGGGTGTTTATTAAATCAGTAACCGGCTGCATAGCCTCTCTGTTACGTTTTCTTATTAGAGACATTTTACGGTATATATCCTGCTCTAATCCATTGTAATATAAATGGTGTGTTCCAAAAATAAAGTCAAATTCTTGGCACATGCAGCTAGCTGTACTTTTAAATGATGGGTCTGCTTTTATTTCTCCCTCTGCGAGTTCTGCTAACATATCTCTAATAAATAATAGGTTTAACATTTGTTCGCAATCTTGTACTGTAACCAACGTATTGATGTCAAAAGTTCCATCGTTGTTTAAAATTCCGTTTTGAAGTAATTTGTTTTGTGTTTCTGCGATTTCTAAGTTTTAAGTTATTGCCTTATGGCTTTGCAAACATACAACTATTTAACTTATTAACAAATAATTTAATAAAAAATTATACTTCGAAATTTAGATTTATGCGACTTGCATCGTTTTCCTTGAGTAAGTAAACGTCTTTATGTATTCTTTTTCTAGTCCACATTGTAGTATCAGGACAGTATTTTTTAACAGGCTTAGGCATTTTTAGCTCATTAAGCCAATACATAAAATTACCTTTAGGGTCAAAAACAAAGTAGATTTTGACTAAGGATTTATCTAGGGCCATCAAAGCATCGTACTTATCCTTTTCCAGCATTTTTTCCTCGTAATAGTCGTTTCTGAATTTAAACTCTATTACACAGGATTTTAATTTAGGCGTTTTCCCTATTGCATCATAAGGAATGTTTTTATTTCCGGTCCACTCTAGCTCCCAGCCATCTAGGTTAAGTATTAATATTACAGCTTTCTCAAATTGATTAGTCTTTTTTTTTCTCATTAGACCATATCAAATTCAAATCACTTATCCATTTGTTTACTGTTTTTGGGGCGCAGGTGCAGGGCTTGTAAAAACTATGTTTGTAATATCGTGCGTGCAGCTGACAGACCAACTCAAATTCCTCGGCTGTGATAACGTCATGCTGTTCGCCCATTCGAAAGGATTTCCATTTTGCATAATCTTTTTTATTAAATTTTACCATCTTTTTATTTTTATATTGTTAAACTTTTTTCTGCGTTCATCGCAGTTACACTTTGTTCCTTTAAAAGCGTGATAAGTTTCTACGATATATTTGATTCCTGTGTATTTTGTTATGTAATGTATTAAGTCTCCTAGTTTCATATTTTAAGTTTTTTTATGTTCCAATATTTACCGAGCTCGTTTAGCATAGTATTAAAATCTGTATCTCCTTTTTTGGTATGCCATTTGCCCTTATAATAGTATTTAAACACTTTGCACTCGTGCAGGTGTATTAACTTAGTCGCATCATATTGCTCATGTGTTACAAATAATACTATTGATTTTTTAGTATGCCAGCTATCACATATTCTCTCTAAGACTAATTTTTGGCCAGTAGGCATATCATTATCTACTCTTTTTATTTCTATCAAAATTAATGCCTCATTATCAAACTCTAAAACAGCATCTATGTCAGTTGGATGGATAGGACCATTTTGTACACCTGTAAAGTCTATGCCTTGTTTTATTTGATTCGGTCTCCTTATTAATGTCATAGTAGTTTTTTAAGTTTTGTTTTTACCTTTTTAAAAGTAAAATAAAGAGCGTAGTATTTAATCTTAGATTTCCTAGAAAAATCTGCTATACTTTCGCCTCCATTAATAATCTCAAAAACTTTTCTATCGTACCAATACATTTTAGATAATGCCTCTTCTATTTTCTGATAGTTTTCTGTAAAGTTAACATCACTATGACTGTAATAAGTATCTCCATAATTAGCAATATGCTCATCTAAATCAATCATTTTTATGTTTTTTTGTTTTCTTTTTAAATCAATGAAAAGAGTCTTTAATGTTTTAAAAATATAATAGTAATTGATTTCGTCTTTGTACATAATATCTAGTGTTCCTTTCTCTAGCTGTAGCTGTATTTTTATATACATTTCCTGTGTAATATCTTCAGCTATTCTTTTCGTACATCCAA